TGGATGATCTGTTATCTGTTGCCATTAGAATACCGTAGATATTACTCCAGATCCTACAATAGTAGCATTACTTCCCTGCGTACTTACGTTAGAAGCTGAAGATGTTATTCTTTTTAAGTTTGTATCATAAAGGCTAATTTTTGTTTCTGTGATAGCAAGTATTTGATTCCTAATACTGGTGACACTGTCATTGCTCGGGACCGCATAAACTTTTAATGAACTACCCTCGTAACCGGAAATCAAGAGCTGGTTTAATATAACAAGTCCTGATGTATAATTTACAGTTCCTGCTAATCTATTTGTATACACTCTAACGCTTGATTCATCAAGATAATAAATCCTAACATTCCCAAACCCATCATCATCAAGGTATGAATTTGCTTGATTCTGATATGTAAATTTGCTTGATGATATCGTCAGACCACTACCAGGGTGTGACTGAGGCGGTATTCTTAGTATCGCTTTACCTGTTATGTTTAAAAGGCTTTCGTTAAACGGAATACGATATGTTGTTGGCGCTGTAGTAACAGGTGTAAAGTTCTTCATCATCTTTAACGTTATTTCTATGCCTGAAATAGCTTCGTTAGCAGTATAGATATCCTTTATAAGCTCTGAAGATGTAAACTCTTTACCAAACGATACTAGATCTGTTAATTCATATTGTATTACTTTATTAGATATGGTATCTACTACTGCACCAGCAGTTGATGCAGTTAGATTAGGATTATACTTAACCTCTATCGTAGGAACAATAAACTTGTATGTTGGATCAACAAGTTCTGGTGTTATCGACAATACATTCTTATTCTGCAAGAAAAAATCAATGTCATCTTTTCTTGTCTGCGATATAAAGAAACCGCTTTTTGGTTTTACTGATATAAAGACCTTGCCGTAAGTAGGAGGACTATTATCCTGGCCGCCCCAAGCAGACACAGCTCCAATATCACCGAAGTTGTTTTTAATTAACGTCTCGTAATCACCTACGGTTACAGCTCTATTCTGAGCTTGATAGTTTTTAGGTGCATTAAATTTAATAGAAGTAATACTTTCCTGCTCAGCACCACCGGCAGCTGCAGTCACTGTTTGTACGGAAATATTACTGTATCCGCTAATTGTTCCTGGTACTATAAATGTACTAGCGCCTTGTGTAGCTGCTCCGCTGCAAACTCTATAGCTCGCTATAACAATATTACCATCGTTGAGACCTTTACCAACATTGTTATCGCCAAACTTTATCTCGTACCGACCGTCTTCATTTTCGTCTATAAAATAGGCGCTTGTATTACCCGCTACAGCTGTAATATCATCTGCATTAATCCATGTACTTGAGGCAGTATTAGAAACAGACTCTTGAACTCTTACTACAATGCTTCTTGTATCAACATTTTCGTTAGGTAAAATATATCTAACTGGAGATGCAGAGCTTACATTAAATCGATATGTGAAAGGTCTACCTTCTATAATATTAAGATTTGTTGAGTATACTCCAAGCGCGTTTGCATTAACAACAGCGGCGCTAGGATTAACATAGACATAATTAATACCATCTACAGTTGTAGTAAACTGCGTATCTGCAGGAATTGTTATAGTGGATGGAGTATCGCCTGGGGTAATAGTTAGTTGCACAGTCGCAGTTGGACCTTGGGCTGAGCGGGGAGTATACCCTAACATCTTTGCTCTTGATACAACATTATTTCTAATTTGAGCAGAGTCAAGAAACATCTCGTTCCCGACCATATTCAAATAGAATGAATTTTTATAGGTGTTATAAGCCAACAGATTTAATAGAATCTGCATAGTAGAAGATTCGTAGTTATAATCTCCGAGCTCAGTTTGATTAGACAGAAAAGCTTTGAGATCATTCTTAATACCATCAAAGTCTATGCTGGTGAGCTGTAAGGCGTTGTTTGCTGGCATTTTACCTAGTTCTCTCTATTTCTAAACCGACAGTTACTGGTTGCACTTCGTTCGCTACAAAAAAACTGATGCTTACTTGAACTCTATTAGAGTTAGGAGATGCAACAACTGTAACATCGTTTACTCTAGCTCTTGGTTCATAGTTAGATATTGCAGTTTTGATATCTTCTTCGATATTTACTTGTTCGATAGGATCGAAGTTTTCNAATAATCTGCTACGAATGTCGGCACCATATAGCGGAGCGTAAGGTCTTTCAAATCTATTAGTTAAGATAAGATTTTTAAGAGCTCCGACAACAGCATCAGCATTCTTTTTTGTTGCTACATTACCCGTGACAGGATGTGCAGTCATAGTAATACCGAGATCACTAAACTGCACCTCCTTTCTTAATGGGTTTATAGATCCTGAGCTGGCCACATTAATTCCCTAGCTTGATATACTATTTATCAGCATTTTTTGTGTCTTGTATCTCTTTCCGCCGTACTTTTACAAGCTTTCCGATCTCTGCGAGTGCTTTACGAGCTCTTGTACCTGCGGCTTTATTTCCACCTTCAAACTTTTCATTTTCAGTAACATAGGTATCAAAAAGCGATTGCATCATTTCATGTGTCATTGTCTAACTCCTTTCTATGGTATAGGTACAGTAGTAACTGAACCTGTTTCAGTGTGCTTGTGACTCATAATATTAACAGTTCCCACTGCACTCGTTTTGAGTGTGGAGGTATATATTTGTCCCCCAGTTATTGTTGTGCCAATTATATTAGTGATCGAGGCAGTACCTGTAGATCCAAGTGCACCTGATCCAAGTGATATAGTATGCGTTGTTGCAGTTTGAATCAAGGATCCGTTCGTAATAAACTGACGTGATCCATTGACCGTATCTATTGACAGACCTGTGACAGTCTTCGTATAGTTGCCTATTGTTGTGTCGACAACAGCACCAGTTGTTGTAATTATTCTACCACCTGCTACAACAGAATCTGTGACACCACCTAGAGCAACAACCTTCTTGTCCCCGACATTCCCGCTGAGTGAAACGCCACCAATATAAGTATCTCTTGTGCCTAAAATACCTAGCACTTGATCCTTTACAATATACTTATCGTCAGTGCCGCCCACTATAGTATACATATTACCTGCTACGTTTAGCTCGTAGTCACCAGAAATGTTCTGTCGCATACTACCGTCTACAGTCATATTAACATCACCTTTGATATTAATGAAACTAGATCCGCAAACTATCTCGTAGTTATCTCCAATTACTTTTACAATCTTATCGCCACTAGGAGCTCTACGCTCATCGTAACCACCCGTACAATCATAAGTAACTTGTCTGGCAGTAAATTGAGTTGGCTCTGGAGGACCTACAAAATCATCAGGTGTAGTGTAGGGCCCCTGGATNGTCTCTGTGACAAATCCAGACTCAGAAGAGACTGTTTGTACAAACGGATAATCTTTATCTGCAGGTTCTTCAGGTTCACTCCATGTAGAGCCAGCACCAGCATTCAGAGATATATCTGTTATTCTTGTATTCTTTCTGAGCTCAGATTGAGGGGATGGATATTCTTCTTCCACACGAGCAGCTCTAGGTAGCTCGGACTCACCCTTGCCTGTTTCATCGAATCTATAACCGGGTATCATACCCATAATCATTGGACGCTGAGCTTTATCACCATCCATAAAGAAGCCGAATACCCATGTACCGTTAGTCAGACCTGTTGGTGCTGCGGGCGGCGCAGTAACCGGTTGTATGGTTTGGGCCCATGGAAGATCAGCTGTAGGCATTACGCCTCGATCCTTAGGGTGCCATCCAAAGCACCTTACTTTTACTCTGCCCAACTTTAAAGGATCGTTCCTAGCCTCTACTTCACCAATAAACCAAGTGAAATCATATCCTGCAAAATCATTCTTAAAATCCATTATTCACCACCACCAGTTATTGCAGATGAAACAGAGTCTCCAGCTTGCTGCACACTAGATGTAACAGTGTCTTGTGCAGCTGCAAGGTCAGCCTTAACATCGGTAATCGGTCCTTTGAAGACCGGTATTTTCTCCAATATCTTTATTATTTGTATAAGCCTGGCTAACTTAGCAGGGGACACATTAAGTGCAGAAAGTGCTTTAGCTGTTACTAGCGCAGTACCTGTAGCTATCGCAGCATTTGTGAGATTTTGTACTGCTTCATCTGCAAGAGCCTTAGCGTTAGCTTCGATATCTGCTGCAGTTGCATCTACTTGATCACTTATAGCATCTTCGAGCGGAACTGCATCTGCGGCAGCATCACTGGTTGCGTCTCCTGCTGCATCCTCGGCAGCCGCGTCTGTTGCTAGCTTATCGACAGCCTCAGCGCCTGCATCTTTAGCTGCCTGCAGAGCTCTATCCTTTCCACTTGCAATTATACTACTAAGAGTACCCGAAGCTACACCAATGAAGTTATCCGTACCTAGCCCATACTGGCTGAACAACT